TGTTCCATTATTAAAATTAATGTCTAAATTTTGGTCTAGTGATGTTAACTTAAGCGATAAAGATTCTGCTATTAAGCTTGGAGCAATAATCAATATCGGTTTCTTTGAAATTAATTCCAAGACTAGATTTCTTATCTCTTATACAAAATTAACTAACAATTACTGCAAACACCAGCCTTAAATCAATTTTTATACTCTTTTAAGCGTAGTGATTTCTGTATAAATCAAAGTCATTAATATCTATAATGTCGTAACTTGATAATGCCAAGTATCGCTTTGGTTTTACAGGAACTCTTGATGGAACACAAACACATAAGTGGGTGCTAGAAGGACTATTCGGACCATCTTATAAGATTATCAAGACCGACGAACTAATGAAGAAAGGTCACGTTGCAACTTTAGATATCAATGTGCTACTATTGAAACACTCACCGAATAAATTTGAAACATTTGAAGATGAGATTCAATATATTATTGGACATCAAAAGAGAAACAACTTTATTAAAAATCTTGCCCTTGATCTCAAAGGTAATACATTAATACTGTTTGCAAGAGTTGAAGGACACGGAGAACCCCTATATAATTTAATACAGGAGAGTAATGTACTTGAACAACGACAAGTCTTCTTCGTACACGGAGGAGTTGCAACAGAAGATCGAGAAGAGGTTCGCTCAATTACAGAAATGGAGAGTAACGCAATCATTATTGCCTCTTATGGAACCTTCTCAACAGGAATCAACATTAAGAATCTTCATAATGTCATCTTTGCTTCCCCATCTAAATCTCGAATACGAAACCTTCAATCAATCGGAAGAGTCTTAAGGAAGGGAAACAATAAAACAAAGGCAACTTTATATGATATTGCCGATGATATTAGTTACAAATCAAGAAGAAACTATACACTGAATCACCTCATTGAGAGAATAAAGGTGTATAATGAAGAGAACTTTAACTATGACATTGTAAAAATACCTTTGAAAAATTAATGATTCAAGATAATGAAGTATTTGTAATTGATGATTTTATTGAAAAAGAATATCAAGAACAAATTAAAAAAGTGTTACTAGGTAGCGAACCTTTTGATGACCAAGAGTTTCCTTGGTATTTTATTGAAGATGTTACAGCATCAGGTGATGATGATAGTCAACATAGACCAGCGATGAGTCATCAGTATGTTGAATTTCAAGATGATAAAGATTCAATGGGAGTTGTAGCAAGTGACTTTCATGAGATGTTTATACCTATGCTTCAAAGAGCTGCTTTTAAATTTCGTATGCCATATGTAAATGCACTTCAAGGTCGTTCTTTTTTACAATTTCCAACAAACAAAAAAATGACTGTTGATCTTCCACATATTGATATCTACAGTCGAAAGCATTTAGTTTGTTTATATTATGTTTGTGATAGTGATGGAGATACTATCATTTACAATGAAAGAGAAAAAGATCGACCTGATGGAATCTATACTATTAAAGAAAGAGTCACTCCAAAGCAAGGTCGAGTTGTCTTATTTGATGGTTGGTTAATGCACACAGCAGAACAACCCATAAATAATGTTAGATGCATTGTAAATTACAATTTGGATTAATGGGAGAGGAATTCTACGCTGCCTTAAAACTTATTACTGGTGAAGAAATCTTCGCACTTGTTTCTGTCGATGAGAATGATGGAGACTCAATTATTATGCTTTCAAATCCTGTCATTATGAAGATGATGCATAGTCCAGCTGGACATTATGTAAAAGTAAAACCTTGGTTAGAGTTACCAGATCAAGATTTATTTTTAATTAAGTATGATAAAATTATTACAATGTCAGAAGTAAATGATAAACAAATGATTAAATTCTATAATCGATATCTAAATGAAGATGATATTGATATTGAAATTGATGGTAAAGTATCTCTAACAGATAAAATGGGATTTATAACTACAGTTGACGATGCTCGTCTAAAGCTAGAAGAGATATTTAAGAATAATATAGAACCTAATAACTCTTGAACCTCTACAAAGGTTATTGTACATAAATTTCACTGACTTGTCAAGTCCTATAAATTATGTTATACTATCAATATATTCAGAAAGTATATGGCAAAGAAAAAGTCAGAGCATTATGTAAATAACCGTGAACTATTAGAAGCACTAATCGTATACAGAGCAAAGGTAAAAGAAGCAGAAGAGAATGAATTACCTAAACCACGTATTACTAATTACTTAGGTTCTTGCTTTTTAAAGATAGCAACACACTTGTCATATAAACCAAACTTTGTCAATTACATGTTCCGTGATGATATGATATCTGATGGGATAGAAAACTGTGTTCAATATATTCACAACTTTGATCCAGAGAAGTCAAGAAATCCATTTGCCTACTTTACACAGATTATTCATTATGCCTTTCTTAGAAGAATACAAAAAGAAAAGAAGCAGTTAGAAATTAAAACAAAAATAATTGAGAAGACTGGATTTGAAGAGGTGATGACTGTAGATGATGGTGCAATGACAGGTAGTAGTTCTGATTATAATACAATTAAGGATAACATTCAATACAAGTCAAGTAACAGATGATTTTACCAGGTTCTACAGTAAAAGTGATAGATGAAAACTCAATCTATCGAGGATATGTTGGATGTGTTCAAAGAATACAGGGTAAAAAGGCTGCTGTTTTGATGGATTCACATACTCCTTGGGATAAAATGATTACATTTAAATTATCCGAGTTGCGTGAGCAAACCGAAGGTTTCCAATATTATCCAAAGAAAAAGAAATGAAGTTAGCAATCATTACAGACCAGCATTTCGGTGCAAGAAAAGGTGCTGAATACATACACAAATATTTCAAAAAGTTTTACGATAATATCTTTTTTCCATACTTAGAGAAAAATAAGATTGATACTATTGTAGATATGGGCGATACATTTGATAATCGTCGTAATATTGACTTAGCAACTCTAGAATGGTCAAAGAAAAATTATTATGACCGATTACGTTCGATGGGTATTAAAGTTCATACAATCGTAGGTAATCATACTGCATATTACAAAGATACAAATGAAATTAATACAGTAGAATTATTATTAAAGGAATATGATAACGTAGAAGTTTATGCTGAACCTACTACAGTAAATATTGGTGGATTAGATATATTAATGCTTCCGTGGATTAATGAAGAGAATAAATTACAAACTCTTGAGATGATGGATACTACAAAAGCGGATGTTATTATGGGTCATCTTGAGTTGAACGGTTTTGTTGCTACTCGTGGTCATACTATGGAACATGGGATGGATACAAAGATATTCGATAAGTTCTATCGTGTATACTCAGGTCACTATCATACTCGTTCTGATAATGGAAAGATATATTATCTTGGAAACCCTTATGAGATGTTCTGGAATGATGTTCTAGATACGAGAGGGTTTCATATCTTCGATACTAAAACAATCGAACACAAACCCGTAAACAATCCTTACAGGTTATTCTATAATATCTACTACGAAGATACAAATTATAAGTTATTTGATACTAGAGAATTTAAAGATAAGATAGTCAAAGTCGTTGTAAAGAAGAAAACCGATCAAAAGCAATTTGAAAAGTTTATAGATAAATTATACAACTCTGGTATTCAAGACTTAAAAATAATTGAAAATTTTGTTTTAACAGAAAGTGCAGACTTTGAAGTTGAAGAAACTGAGAATACGATTGGTATATTGAATCGCTATATTGATGAATCTGAGTTTGAAGGAGATAAAACTCTTATTAAAGGAATTCTACAACAAATATACACCGAAGCTTGCGAGGTAGACTAATGTATCTTCTCACACTTAAAGACAAAAGGGACGATGGTGCCTATGCTGTCTTAAATCGTTACGGAGAAAAAGTTCTTTTTATGTTTGAAGAGGAAGACGATGCAGAAAGATATGCTATGATGTTGAATGATGATGAGGATGCATCGCTAAATGTAATAGAAATTGAAGATAAGCTTGCCATTCGTACGTGTAAGATGTATAATTATAAGTACGTAGTGATCACACCGAACGATATAGTCGTTCCACCACCTAAGAATGATAACGTTTCAAAAAATTAGATGGAAGAATTTTCTGTCAACTGGAGACCAGTTTTCAGAAATAGATTTTCAACAAAACGCAACGAATTTGATAGTCGGAACAAATGGAACAGGGAAATCCACAGTGTTAGATGCCCTGACTTTTAGTTTGTTTAATAAACCTTTTCGTAAGATTAATAAGTCTCAACTAGTAAATGCTACAAATGAAAAAGATACTCAAGTTGAAGTAGAGTTTGATATTAATGGTCGTCAATATCTTGTTCGTAGATGTATGAAACCAAATCTCTTTGAGATAGAAGTTGATGGTCAAAAGATGCATAAACAGGCAGATGACCGTGCAACGCAGAAGATATTAGAACAGAATATATTAAAAGTAAACTATAAGTCATTTACACAGATAGTCATACTCGGTAGTAGTGCCTTTGTTCCTTTTATGCAACTATCAGGTTCAAACAGAAGAGAAGTGATTGAAGATTTATTGGACATTCGTATCTTTTCTGCAATGAATCTAATTATCAAAGAAAAAATTAGAAAACAGAAAGATGAGATAAGAGTTTTAGATTTATCAAGAGAGAATGTAAAAGATAAATTGGATATGCAAAAGAAGTTTATTGAAGAGTTAGAGAATCGTGGTAAGGCAAATATTCAAGGAAAAAAAGATAAAATTACAACCCTCCTCGATGAACAAGATGGTTATGTTTCTACTAATGAAGGGTTAGAACTTGAGGTAACTGGTCTAATAGAGGATCAGGAAAAGGTAACTGGAGCTAGTAAAAAGTTACGAACTCTTAACAAATATAAAGGTCAGTTAAGTCAGAAAGTAGCAACCATAACTAAGGAACATAAGTTCTTTAGTGAGAATGTAACATGCCCTACATGTACTCAAAACATAGAAGAATCGTTTCGTTTAAATAGAATTAATGATGCTCAAACTAAAGCAAAAGAGTTGCAAACTGGTTATCAAGAACTAGAAAAAGCAATTAAAAACGAAGAAGAGCGAGAGCATCTCTTTACTAAACTATCAAAGGAGATTACTAAACTCAATAATGGCATTTCTCAAAACAATACTAGGATTTCTGGATGTCAGCGACAGGTCAGAGATTTGGAATCAGAAATTCAAAAACTTACCACTCAACTTGCAAATCGAAATACTGAGGATGAAAAATTAAAAGAGTTTAATCAAAGTCTCCAAAACATTTTTAAAGAACTAGCAGATAAGAAAACTGATATCATGTATCATGATTTTGCATATTCGCTATTGAAAGATGATGGAGTTAAGACAAAAATAATTAAAAAGTATCTACCACTTATCAATCAGCAGGTTAATCGTTATCTGCAGATGATGGATTTCTATATCAACTTTAAGTTAGATGAAGAATTCAGTGAGACAATTGAGTCACCTATTCACGAAAACTTTTCATACAGTTCTTTCAGTGAAGGTGAAAAGATGCGTATTGACTTAGCATTACTATTCACTTGGAGAGAAGTTGCAAGAGTTAAGAACTCAGTAAATACAAATTTGTTAATTATGGATGAAGTGTTTGACAGTTCTCTTGATGGTATGGGAACTGAAGAATTTTTAAAAATAATTAGGTTCGTAATTAAAGATGCAAATGTGTTTGTAATATCTCATAAAGCAGACTTACACGATAAGTTTAATAGTGTGATTAGATTTGAAAAACTAAAAGGTTTCTCTCGTGTTGTTTCTTAATAAATATCTAAAAACCAATAAAAATGGCTTGGCATATTAAAAAAACCAGTATAATAAGTTCAGAAACAGTTTACTATAAGGGTAACAACTCTTGGACAGCAACATACGATAACCGTTCTACATATACTTCTCAGGCAAAAGCAAAAGCAGAGAATTATATTTGGGATAAAAAAACAACTAATGGTTGGGATTTAGCTGCTGTAAACGAAGGATAATGATTTTTTTCTCTCTCATACTCTCATTTTTTGCAAATCATTTACCTGTAATGTACGTTCAAGTACCACAGTGGGCAGATGACTGGGCAGTTTGTGCTGTAGATATACCTGATGCTAAATGTCATTGGTATGTTGTCGCACCTGATAATACATTTGGTGAGGGTTTTGATTGGGAAAATGCACCTTGGTTTGATGCAAATGGTTTAAATGACGTTGCACCAATGCAAGAAGTTTCAGTTTTAGAAAAATTACAGGGAAAAAAATGAAAACATTTAAACAATTTAATGAAGAAACACCAAAGGAATTTGAAAGTCTGAAAAAA